CGTTGGACCGGTATTTGATCCCCGTCTCGGTGTCAGTAATCACCTTCCCTTTGTATTGGCCAGGGCTTGGCATGGAGCTAAACGCGCCGCCTTGCTGCGACCCTTGATGTTGTGACGACGTGTATTTTTTTAGGCGGGGGCTTTCAAAGATAGACTTGCCGCCGTCGCCGGAATACCACGACTCTTCGGCACCCTCGTAAGTGCCATTTTTGCGCCAATAACCGTCGAAAAACTTTTGCTGCGCGATATCTCGGTCGCCTTGCGCGCGCGCGACATCAATAACAAACATGTTCGCCGCTTTTGTGTTCCCGAGCTGCGAACCAGTTTGCTCGATGCGCTTCGCGTCGCTCTCTGTCTGTGGGCCTTTTTGCGCCAACTGCTTCTGCAAAACAACCTCTTTGGCGGCAGCGCCAAACGTCTGCGCGCTAGTTGCATACTTCTCTGCGTCTTCAAACCCTAGCGCACCTAAAACCCCCGCCGCCGCAGCTTTGGCTTCCGTTCCAAAGCCTGTATCAAAGCCCTTTTCGAGAACCCTGGCTTGCGACTCTAGTTGCGCGTTCAGTTTTCGCGCCACGCTAGCCATAGAGCGCACCTCGCCATACATTTCGACGTTTGATTTGCCTTTTGCTTTTTGCTCTTCTCTTTCAAGCGCCATATTGACGTTTGTCACAGAGGCCGGGGCATGCGTTGTGTCTTTCCTGATTTTCGCCTGTAGCGCCGCGCGCTGCTGCTCTGGCGACATACCGGACGCCTCAAGCGTGCGCTGGAATTCGGTCGGCTTCTGGCTTTCAAGCAGCTGATCGGCCTTCTGCATGTGAAATTTCAGGAAGTCACGACGGCCCGCCATTGGCGTTTGTACGAACATCTGCACGCCGCGCTGCGCCTCTTCCTGCGTCATCAGCCCGTTGGCCACAAGCCGCGAGAAGATCGCCTGTGCGTTTTCGTCGGTCGGGTTGGCGTACAGGGCGGGCATGGCGTCACGCATCGCAGCGGCGCGTTTTACCGCCATGTCGAGCTGATCCTTATCCATGCCAACCTGAGTCTTTTTCTGCTCGGTGAGTTGCTTTTGCAGGGCCATAGCGCGGCTAGGCGATGCTGTCATGAGTTGCGGCATGGCTGCGCTGTAGTCACCACCGGCAACCCCGCGCAGGGCGTTTTTATAGGCCGCTTCCTCGTCCATATCGGCGCGGGCCTTCTGCATCTGCATGCCGGCGAGCGCGTTCTGGTTCTTCGCGCCCTCTAGCTGCATGTTCTGCATTTCGACCTGTCGGCGCTGCGCGAATGCGCTGGCGAGAGAGTTGCCGATCTCGGCCGGCGCGTTGGTGTTCAGCAGTCCAAAATTGATAGGCATGTCATATCCTAGAGATTGTACGTTCCGCTGCCGAGTTGCCCTATGCCAGTGCCGTATGTTGGCTGCTGTTGCGGCCACGTCTGTTGCGGCAGGGTGGAAGCCGGGGTCGTCGGCTGCTTCGGCCAGTTCGCAAATGCCCCCGACACCGCATTGCCAATACCCTGATACCCGGACGCACGGGCGTTGCCCATCGCCAGCAGCGCGTTGCCCTGATTGGTCGCGTCGTTGGCGGAAATTCCCGTCATGGCGTTGGCGTAATTGGTGCCGGCCGTCTGCAATGCGTTATTGGCCGTCTGGCCGACGCCGGCAATCGATGCGAGGCGGTTAAACTTGTTCGTCTGGTTCGTGTTGAACCGGTTGTAGGCGTTCTGGTATTCCTGCGACGCCAGGTCCTGGCCGAAGCGCTGCGCTGCCTTGATCGCCGCGCCGGACAAAAGACCACCCTTTGCCGCTGCGCCACGGTCTAGCGCCTGCATGCCTTCCTTCTGTCGGAAGTCGTAACCCGGATCGGCTTCGAAGTCTGCCGCCGTGAAATCGCGCAGCAAAGACCCGGAGTTGATGCCGGTCGCGCTCGTCAGCCCGGTGGTGTAGTCCTTGCCGGCCTCTGCGGTCTTGCGTCGCTCGTTCTCGGCGTCAAGTCCGTAGATGTTCGCGATGGCGCGATTCCATGCTGTCAGGTCGCTACGCTCAGCAAACGACGGATCGCCGCCGTAAGCCGCGTAATGTTCCTGCTGCACCTTGTCGTATGCCGCACGGTAGGCCGGGTCGATGGCGTACAAATCAGCGTTCGGGCCGAAGCCGTCGCCGGACATGTCGTCATAAGACAATTGGCCGTGAGCGCCACCGGAGGCGAATTCATACGGAGAATACGACTGCGACAGGCCAGAGCCAAACATCAACGCCGATAGCGCATTTTGACCGGCGTCGCGCCACGGTCCCTGGTCTTTTCGCGTCTGGTCGTACATCTGCTTTTGCAGGTCTGCTTGATACCGTGCCGCCGCGCTCGATGCGTCCGCCGCGTCTCCCGCTGCGTTTGCCGCGTTTTCAGACGCCGCGTAAGAAAGCCCCGCTCCGACAACTGCCGCCGTTGCTACTCCTGACATAGCGCAAACTCCTTTTTGTTCTCGGCGATTACCTGACGATAATCAACCGTAATTTCTTCACCATCGAACCCGCCGCGACACCCGCCAATTGCAGAAGCTGCAACCAGGTCAATATCTCCACCTGCGCGCTTGACCGCCTTCGCGTTTGGCGTTTTCGAGTGGTTTGCATAGCGCCCGGCAATGGTCCGCTTGCCGCCGATCCGCATGGGCGCGACCGTCTCGCCGGGGGAAATATCAGCCGTAGCAAACAGCCCCTTTCCCTCAATTAGCGAAGACGCCACCTTGACCTTGTAGCCCCCGCACGGCAGTTCCGTCATGTCGGATTCGTCGTCCGACTGCGCGCGAACAACATCCCTAGACACGCCGATTTCATTCAGTGCGGCAATAAAATCTCCATCGTCTGGCGACGGCAGCCCAATCAATCGGTTCTTTGATTCGACAAACGCCTCACTCTTGTCGAGATATGTAGCCTCAAGCGTCTCAATGTCTTTCTCGTCGGTGGCGTAGATGTTCAACCACACGCAATCCTCATGCACATAACCGACCTTTCTGCCTGGCTCGCCGGTAAAAATCATCGGCGCAACGAGGTTTGATGTGGTCCCGTCTTCGTTGAAAATCGTCACGCGCCCAGTCAGCATGACGTTCATTTGCGCGAACTTTTGACGGTGGCCGATAGCCACCGCACCTGCCGGAAGCAACACCTCTCGGATATACACGCCGGGGCCAAACCGATGCACCACAGGGCACGGAGCCTGCGGAGCCTCTAGCAGTTTCCGCTCTATCGCATCAACTCCAGACGCCGCAACTGCGCGCCTCATTGCCTCGATAGGCGTTTGCGGCTTGCTGGCTGCAATTGCCGTCATTCTCAGCGCCGACGCAATCGGGTCTTTGCACATTGACCGCATTCGTCAAGTGATCTCCACGCCAGAGCCGATGACCGTGATCGAGCCGCCAGCGCCGGCCAGGGCGTAGATCGCGCCAAGCTGCTCGATTACCTGCCCCTCCGCCTCAGGGCACACCCACGTTTCATATGCGCCGACGCTCTTTGTTTTCGTGACCGTGTTCGCGTCGGTCGCCGATCCGCCAGACGGGACAAGATGCACCGTGACCGCAACCGCGCCGGCTGTGGTGTTGCAGAACGCGAGGCGCTTGACAATGCACTTCGTCAAACTCGGCACGGTGTAATACGCCGCCGCGCTGGTCGTGAGCTGCGCGCCTGAAATGATCCGTTTGTTGGTGACTGCCATTTTTTCCCTCAGGCGTTGGTGATTCGTTCAAGGGCTTCGACACGAGCGCGCAGGCTTTCAATCTCAGCCGGGCTGGTGTCGTGTGCCAATTGGCGGGCGATGTCGTCAAAGATGGCGGCTGTTGCTGCGCTGGTGTCGCTTGTGCCGACTGCGGCAATCAGTTCATCAAGTTCGCCAATGCCGCTCGACGACGTTTCACCGATCCGGCCAAACAGGGCGATAAACCATCGCTGCCAGACGGGCGGCATGTCGCGCCATGCTTGCAGCGGGGGGGGAGGAAGCGTGCTCATCGCCCGGCCTCTGCTTCTGCCCACGCATCAACGATGACGCGCTTTACCGGGTCGGAAATCACCACCTCATAGACGCGATCACGCGACTGGCCGAGGCGATTCCAGATAGCCCGGCGCTTGTATTCGCCAATCCTGCCCATGTCGCGCCAGTGTTCATTGCTCCACGTCTTGCCGCCGTCGTTCGACCAGCGAAGCATGATTTGCGGGTCGCTACCCTGCCCGCTGGGAATTCCGACGCCGGACTCGATATCGATCTGCAATTCGTGCCAGAAAATGCGCCGGCCTTCTGCGCTCTGGTGTTGCGTGCGGCGCACTGCGCGAATCTCGTCGCCGTCGTCCGAATAGGCGTCTAGATCAAGTTCATAGACCCGCCCGTTGCTGTGATCCAGCACCAGATGACGACCAAAGCAGAACGCATAGCACGCGCCACGGTGGCGACGCTCCTGCGCATCCCAATAGGACCGCTCGTGCCATTCGTTTTGTGACGCGTCATAAACCCACGTCTTGTCGGCGGTCGGGAAGGTCAGCACATAGAACGCATGGCCCTCCTGCTGATAGGTGTAAGCGCGTGCGTCTGAGACCGTCTCATAGCCATGAATGGCATGCTCTACGGCGCGCGTGCTGATGATTTGCGGTTGATACCCTTGCGCCCGCATCACGTGGCCTCTGCCGCGCTTATCCTGGCTCAACCAGAACACGGCGTTATCCATCTTCGCCACCGACTGAGCCGCAGCGCAGCCGGTTTCGATGTACGCGCCATCCAGTCTGGTAAAGGGGAAGTCAGAGCCGCCCGCGTTATACCAAACCTCGGTTGATTCATCGCCAAACAACCAAACTTCGCGGTGATCCACGATCAGCGATACGAGGTTGTCAGGCGCACCCTCAGCCGTGGCGAAATCGAGCGCATCCACGTCTGATCCATACAGCGACGTGATCCAAAACCGGCCCGTATTCGGCTCATTCAGCAGAAAATAGCCATCGACGAAGCTGATCCGCGACGCGCCAGGAAAATCAACGTCTGCAATCGTTTCGAAAGCGTTTGTCGCAAGGGTGAATTTATAGCCCTTCGAACCATCCACGCACACGACGTGCAGCCCGTTATCGGCCATCGACACAGCCCCAGACGTGCTTTCCAGCGTTCCGCGATTCGTGGCGGTGCCGTTGGCGTCGATCTCGTAGAGGGTCGCGCCGACCACCACAAACAAGCGCCCAGACGCCTCATAGATGCCGCGACCTTCGCCCGTAGTGGTGTCAGCCAGGCGAGTCAGGCCGGGCGTGCCATACAGCGCCACAGGCGATTTGCTTTCGGGATCGACGACCGGGTAAAGATTGACGGTGCGCGACGCATTGACGGTCACGCTCCGCTTCTTGCCGCTGCCACCGAGAAACGGAATCCGCATCAGTTGCCCGCCATGATGTCAAAGCGACGACCAGTCGAAAGCCCGGCGTCCATCGTCGGCACGCGGAAGTTGATATTCCCGATGCGATCCTTTGACGCCGCGGCCATTGCGACCACCTCGGCGGATGCAGACTTGCCGTATTCAGGGGCAAGGCGCATGGCGAGCTGATACACCAGCATTTCGCGGTATCCGGGCGGCAAATCTACGTCGTCATCCGCCGCGAACGAGCCGAGCGGAACCCACGTCGAGACATGCAGCACGCCGCTTGCCGGGTACGGATACAGCCACAACCGGCCAAGCGGGTGCGCGGGTTCGTAATACAGCCAATCAGGCACATCGCCGGCCACCGACTTGTCAGACAGTCGATTCCATTGCGACGCAGCCGCCAGACGAAGCGGGTAGTCCGTGCCGTTGGTGCGCAGATAGGCCGACTCGATACGCACCGGGCGATCAGTGTTCAGGTCGCCACCAGCGCCAGCCGTGTAGCTCTGCGCGCCGGTCATCGATACCGACTCATCGCGCAGCGCATAGACCATCATCGAATCCGCGCGCCAGCCGTCGAGCATGTCGTTCAGCGCTTCGAGCGAGTCCGTCAAGTCCTCAGCGGTCGCGGTTTCGCCTGCCGCCAGAACGCCGATCAGGCGCAGCGAACGGGTGATGATCTTCTTTGCGGTTGCCATTTAGGCGTCCTTGCGCGGGCGTCCGCGACGCGGCTTTGCTTCGGCTTGTTCTTCTTCTGCCGGTTCAGGCTCTTCGGCAATCGAGCCGAGCGCGACAAAACCGCTTTCGTTCGCAACGTCCTCTTGCGCTTCGTCATAGACGATCACGCAGTCATTCAGATCAGACCAGCCGCTGCGGTAAAGCATTTTTGGGTATTCCATTTATTGCCCTCCAATAGAAACGGCCCCACCGAAGCGGGGCCGCTGCTACTTAGTTGCTCAGCAGACGTGCGGCAAGTTCTGCGCGCAGAGTCTTGTAGCCATACAGCACGTCAAGACGCGCCGGGAACTTGTCGTTATTGATGTCGTACTGGCGAACGATCCGCATGGAGATGCCGTCCATGACTTCACGAGCGGCAAAATCAACACCGCCAGGCATCACCAGGTCAGCCGTGGCAAACGTGAAGGCGTCCTTGTGGAACGCCAGCGAAGGCTTATAGACAGCAGATGCGCCGCCGACCTTGACCACCGCGCCGCCGTTGGTAGGCGATGCGGCCACGTTTTGACGGCCACCAGAGGTAACGATTGCCGGGGAAATCGCCAGGGAGCCAGCGCCGCCCGCGTAGTCAGCAGTCACCACGAACTGTTGCAGGTCGCCGGTCGATTGCTTGGTTTCGGGATGCACCCGGACGCAGCCTGCAAAGGTGACGATGTCGCCACGCTTGAAGGTGTTGGAGCCGGTCGCAACAACAACGGTCGAGCCGGTCTGGCTTGCGCCATTGACGGTGTAGCCTGTGGCGCTTGCGCTGGTGCCGGTGGTCTGGTTCGAAATCAACGTGTTTTCGTAGAAGTCGAAACCGCCCGTACGGCCAAGCAAGCCCTCGCGGTACTGCTTGCCGATGCTGCTGGAGTCTTGGAACAGCCCTTTGAGCGCATCGACCATATCGACGTTGTCCTGGGTGTTCAGGATCACGTTGCGGTCGCCGTCAGACGGGGCAAGGTTGTCTTGCAGCACTTTGCGGCCTTCCAGCACCTTTTTGAAGGTCAGCGCCGAGCCGACGTTGTTGATGCCGTTATAGACGTCCAGCGCCATCGACAGCGCGTCGGCCTCGATGTTGGCGGCAAGCACCGACATGGCCGGTTCAAGAATGCGCTTGCTGAAATCGTCCAGCGACAAGGTCAGATCAACGCTGGTGAAGTTCAGATCGACGCCCTTCTGCGTTGCCACTTGCAGAGTGGTGCTGGACTCAACGGTGTCTTGCGCCGACAGGGTTGCGCCGGTTCGGACGGTGTATTGGTTCGGCAGGCGCACTTTCAGCGAATCGCCGATTTTCGCGCCGGACTTGGCAAACGAGTCGTCGTATTGACGATTGATGTTGCCGATGAAGTTGCATTTCTGGTGCAGAACGCGCAGCGCTTCGCGGGTAACTGCGGTCGGGGTCAGAATTTGATTGGG